TTGACAACTTCGAAAAGCTTTGTAAGCGTCAAGGTGTAAAACCTATTTGTCGGCTCAATGTTTTGTCTGACGTGGCGTGGGAGGATCTAGGTGTAATGGAGAAGCACCCTAATATTATGTTCTATGACTACACCAAGCGGGCCAAGCGACTCAATAATCTGCCGCCTAATTACAATCTAATCTTTAGCTACAGTGGCAAGAAGAGCTTTAGTAGCAATGCTCGTGAGGGTCTGAGTAGCGATGCGCCAGTAGCTGTAGTATTTAGGGGGCAGCTTCCTAAGTTTTTTGCAGGCCGCCGAGTTATTGACGGTGACCAAGACGACTGGCTCAATGTACACAGTGGCAGGGTAGTAGTAGGTCTCAAAGCCAAGGGCAGTGCCAAGCACGATACCAGTGGTTTTGTAGTAGATTCTGATAATATCATAGCCTTTGGAGGTTAACCATGAAGCACACAATTTTAAACGCACGATCATCTGTTCTACCTAAGCGGACTCTTCAGAAGACTCTGAAGGACTGTCGAGCCAATGGGTTTGATGTAGAAAATAGAGACGGTATGTACAATGTTTTTTGCGATGGTGAGCTGATACTACGTGCTCTCAACGGCCAACGCTCATACCTTGTACGGTACAATACCGACTACCTTCAACTACAACGCAACGATGTTGCTATTTAGGTTATTCGCCGAATAACTACAGGAGAATTAAAATGGACTATGAAGACTGGTGTGGACAAAAGATCGACTCTCTCGAGTATGAGGTCGAGCAACTAACCAAAGCATTGGAGAAGTATAGAGGAGGGGAGTCTGAGTGGCGTGGTGATATTTCTTGCCGCAAAGATCTCGAGGCGCAGGTAGTTCAGATGGCTTGCGAGGCTATCGACTTAATCTGTGAGGATGGCGTAGATATTGAGATTGCCGTAGCCTCTGTTATTTTGGACAACCCTAGCATTATGGACAGTTATAGTAATCAAGTAGAAATACTGGGTTTTAGTGTCTTTGCAGACTACGGTCGTGAGAATAATCTTATTAACTTTGATGCACCTATTAAGGACATAATAGAGCAGTGTGCAGTATGGGCTGTCGATGCTGAGCTTACCGCTTGGATTACTATGTACCTTGAGGATTCCGGATTGCGGATACCTGACGAGGTATCAGAATGACACAGCTTTTACTTGACTTGGTTCAATTCATCTGTATAATTAGTCTGGCTGGCGCGGTGATGTGCCTTGCTTTTAAGGAGAAATGATATGAAAGGTATAGATGTTACCTACTTAGTTTATATTAAAATTGGCCCACATACCGAACCTGTAAAGGTGTGGGCACGTGCCGAGATATACGAGAACGAACTGGATTTGTACTCAATCACCAACATGGATGATGTAGAGATGATGGAATGCTTTAACGATTGGTTCATCGAGCGTGTACGTGAAGACGTAGTGCAGCAGGCATTCGATGATAACCTTTTGGAAGAAGAGTACCCCGACAAACAATACGGAGAACTATGATGGACTACGATACTTGGGTTGAGATGCGGTCTATTTTAATCAAGGATATGCTGGATCTTAATGCTTCTTTTGATCGGCAGTTATTGATGTGTAACCTGATAGCTAAATTTGCTGATGCCTACCCTGTGTTTAGCGATAGGCATAACGATGAGATTATAGGGGAGTACACTGATAATGGATCAGAGTAGCCGATGGGTTAAAACACACCATGAGTGTGACAAGTGTGGCAGTAGCGATGCTGCCTCAACTAACAGTGACGGATGGTCTACCTGTTTTTCCTGTGATTCTCGATGGAAGAACGATGGGGTAGAGTATGTCAAGAAAGAAGATGAAGGAGTTATAACTATGACGATAAGTCAATCACCATATCGAATGATACGTAGTATCGAGTCACGTACCTGTGAGCGGTATGGTATCAAGCAAGAAGGCAACCGTACTATCTTTGAGTACAAGGATGAGTATGGGATGGTATGTGCTCAGAAGATTCGAGCAGGCAGCAAAGAGAATCAATTCACAGAAGGTATGTGGAGTGATGGTGTTTTGTTTGGTCAGAACTTGTTTAACGGTGGCGGCCGCTATGTCACGATCACCGAGGGAGAGTTTGATGCAGCGTCTGCCTATCAGATGATGGGGTCTAAGTACCCTGTGGTCTCGATACGTAACGGGGCTAAGTCAGCACTGCGTGACTGTAAGAAGCACTTCAAGTGGCTCGATAGCTTTGAGAGCATTGTCATTTGTTTTGATGGTGACGAGGTTGGTCAGGATGCGGCACGTGAAGTCGCAGCACTGTTCGCTGGTAAGTCTAAGATATTCAAGCATCTACCGGACTACAAGGATGCTAATGAGTATTTAGAGCAGGGTAAGGCGCAGGCATTTACCGCTGCTTGGTGGGCTGCTGAGACTTATACACCAGAAGGTATCGTTGCTGGTAGTACGCTTTGGGATCTAGTCAATCGCCCTAGTGAGAAACCTGCTGCTAAGTATCGATGGGAGGGTCTTAATGATATCACTCATGGCATACGTACCAAAGAGCTGGTTACACTTGCTGCTGGTAGTGGTGTCGGTAAGAGTCAGATCATGCGTGAGATTTTGTATCACGTACTCAAGACTACTGATGATAACATAGGCGCTATCTTTTTAGAGGAGGGACTTGACAAGACAGCTCAGAGTATTATGTCTATCGAGGCTAACAAGCGCCTACATATACCCGAGGTCGTATCGACAGAGGAAGAGAGACGTAGGGCTTTTGATGCCACACTGGGCACTGATAGGATATTCTTCTACGATCTGTTTGGTTCTACCACAGTAGAGAACATCATGTCACAGGTTAGGTATCTAGCTAAGGCACACGATTGTAAGTATATCTTCTTAGATCACTTGTCAATCATCGTGTCAAGTCAGGAGAACGGCGATGAACGTAAGGCTATTGATCAGGTGATGACGTTATTACGTACGCTTACTCAAGAGACTGGCATCTGTTTGTTCCTGATCTCTCACCTCAAGCGTCCCGTAGGTAAGGGCCATGAGGAAGGGGCTACAATTAGCTTGGCTGATATGCGAGGCAGTGCTTCCATTGCACAGTTATCTGATATCGTGTTAGGATTTGAACGTAACGGTCAGCATGAGGATGCAGCTATGCGTAACACCACAAACATACGTGTACTAAAGAATCGTTTTAGTGGAGAGACTGGACTGGCTGCTAGTGTCCTGTACGACACAGACACAGGCCGTATTAATGAAGTTGATAAGTTAGACTTGGAGGATATCTTATGAGATGTGCAGCGTGTAACAGTATATTAACAGACCATGAGCTGTCGCTACGTGCGCCAGAGACTGGAGTGTTTGCAGATTTATGTACCGAATGTTATGAGATATCGTTTGACTTGAAGTCTGATGTGACGTACAATCCTGCTGCTATCGATGAGGAACTAAATCATGAGCAAGATGGGTGACGTAGTACTAACACTTCAAGAGGAATTTAATCATGTTAACTATAGACTTGGAGACCAATCGTTCGCACTCTACGATATGGTGCGCGGGTGTTCAGGATCACGGCAGCTCTACCGCTTCGCTGTGCCTAGACAAGAAGTCGCTTCAGCAGACGCTGAGTACGTGCGATGGGTTGGTAGGTCACAACATAATCGGCTTCGACCTTCCAGTGCTTCGGAACTGCTGGCAGATTAATCCTGATGTACCTGTGTGGGATACGCTTGTCATGGCTAGGTTGCTTAAACCTGTCATAGATGGTGGTCACTCACTCAAGGCATGGGGTAAGCGTCTCAAGTTCGACAAGCTAGATTTTGATGTCGAAGACTTTGACTCAGGCTACACTGAGGAGATGGGTACTTACTGCAAGCGTGATGTCGAGGTGACTACTAAGCTGTACCGTGCATTGGTAGTGACGCTAGAGGCTAAGGGTTTTAGTCAGTACAGCATTGACTTAGAGCACAAGGTCGCAGAGATTACAGCACAGCAGATACGTAATGGCTTTAAGCTTGACGTAGAGTTAGCTCAGTCTTGGGCTGATGAGATGGGTAATCGTTTGGATGAGATACAGTCAGAGTTACAGGCTGTGTTCCCTCCTATTGTTACCATGCGTATCAGTGAGAAGACAGGCAAGCGCCTTCAAGATCACGTTGAAGAGTTTAATGTAGGCTCGCGTCAACAGATTGCTAAGCGTCTTACCTTGCTAGGTGCTGAGTTTGTACAGACCACTCCAAAAGGTGCGCCTGTTGTGAACGAGAAGACACTAGCTGCTATTGATCTGCCAGAGGCTAAGCTTTGTTCTGAGTATCTCGGTCTTGTAAAAATCAAGGGCATGGTAGATAGCTGGCTGTCCGCTGCCGATCCTGAGACTGGCCGCATACATGGTCGTGTCAATAGCTGTGGTGCTATCACAGGTAGGATGACTCACAGTAGTCCTAACCTAGCACAGATACCATCGCTCAAGAAGGCACGTCAATGCTTCACAGTTGACGAGGGTAACGTACTGGTAGGTTGTGATGCCTCTGGTCTAGAGCTGCGCTGTATGGCTCATTACATGAACGATCCGAAGTACACCAAGGTTGTTGTTGAGGGTGTACGTGAGGAGGGTACTGATATCCATACCGTCAATCAAAATATTGCTGGGTTACATACACGAGATCAGGCTAAGACTATGATCTATGCTTTGGTCTACGGTGCTGGCAATGAGAAGATGGGTGAGGTTATTGGTGGTTCAGCTAAGTCAGGTGCTGCTCTCAAGGAGAAGTTCCTTAGAGGATTACCTGCACTCAAGAAATTAATTGAAGGCACACAAAGGGAGGCAAAACGTAGTGGATGTTTGACTGGTATCGATGGTAGGAAAGTCTGGGTTGATGACGATTACAAAGCTCTCAACCGATTACTACAATCATGCGGTGCTATAATCATGAAGGTTGCTGTTGTTAAATGTGTCGAGACTCTCAACGCAAGACGCATACCTTTTAAACTTGTGGCTCAGGTTCACGATGAGTTTCAGATTGAGACACCAGAACACTTCGGCAATGCTGTGGGTAAGATAGCAAGGCAGTCAATCATTGACGCTGGCATCGAGCTTAATCTTAATTGTCCGATGGATGGTGAGTATGCGATCGGCAAGACGTGGGCTGATACACATTAATTTTATCATAGTGTTTACACATCGTTCATTCTATGGTATAATATACTATATAGTTAATTAAATAATTAACATATATAAAATTAACTTACTTAGTCTACATAGTAAGTTATTCGGCGAATAACCAAGAGGAAATGTTTATGTCAAATCAAAACGTAATTACTATTGCTGCTACTGTATACTGGGCTTGCTTCGATCACCTTAACGAGTACACCAACAAGTATCAGGTTGACCTTGCTAACTTGTCTGACAAAGCAGTCGATGCTTTAGAGGGTATGGGTATCGCTGTTAACAACAAGGGTGATGACCGTGGTAACTTCATTACTACTAAGTCTAACAACGTCATTCGTCCTGACTTCTCGTGTGACGTTGTCCCGCTCAACGCAGTTGGTAATGGCAGCACAGCAACAGCAGCGATATCGTTTTATGACTGGGAGTGGAAAGGTAAGAAGGGTCGTAGTCCCTCACTCAAGAAGCTTTTGATTAACGAAGTTCAAGTCTACTCTCCTGACGGTGCGGTAGCTGATGACTTAGACTTGTCAAACGCGCTATGATCCTGATAGATGCTGACATTCTTGCTTATCGCTTGGGCTTTGCTTGTAACGAAGAGGAGGAGAAGGCAGCACTCTCAGAGCTAGACAATGTGATATCAACAATCTTGGTAGAGTGTGGCATGGACGCTGCACCCTATCAGTTGTATCTCACAGGCTCTACCAACTATCGCAATGAGATTGCTGTAACAGCTCCTTACAAGGGAACACGCAAAGCAGAGAAGCCTGTACACTTCCAAGCACTGCGTAGTCACATGGAGAAGAACTGGAATGCCAAAGTTACTGAGGGCATAGAGGCTGATGACGCTATCGCAACCGCAGCTACTTCTAACCCTGACAGTATTATGGTGTCTGTAGACAAGGACTTTCTTCAGGTCGCAGGAACACACTACAACTTTGTCAAGAAGGAGTTTAAGAAAGTAAGCGAGTGGGAGGGATTACATTTCCTTTACACTCAAATGCTAACAGGAGATAGGGTAGACAACATCAAGGGTGTTGCTGGTATAGGTGACAAGAAAGCAGCAAAGATACTTGCTGACTGTACTACAGAGAAAGAGCTGTATGACGCTGTGCTTGAAGCCTATGACGGTGATGTCGAGTTGTTATATGAGAATGCCTTACTACTCTACCTGCGTAGATACGAGGGAGAGATGTGGGTTGATCCATACAAGAGGGAACAGGATGCCAAAGAAGCATAGAGTACCACGCACTCGAGCTGGTAATACTTGGACTGAAGCAAGGTACTGGAGCTTTATACGGTCTGCGCTAAGAGAAGCGAACCGTAAGTATCCACCACGCTTTCAGGCTAAGAAAGCTGCTAGGCATGACGTAGATTGGGATCGATGCAGGTATGCTTATGAATGTGCAGAATGTAACGAGTTATTTAAAGATCAGGATGTGCAGGTTGATCACATTGTTCCAGCGGGTACGCTTAGAAGCTATGAAGATCTTCCTTTGTTCGTGGCTAATATGTTCTGCGAACCTGACGGTTTACAAGTATTATGTAAGCCGTGCCATCAAATCAAAACTAATGCCGAGCGAGAAGCGAGGAAAAAGAAATGACTAAACACTTAGTGATACCAGACACACAGTGCAAGCCTAACCAAAGCTATGACCACCTACGCTGGGCTGGACAGTATGCGGCAGACAAGAAGCCTGACGTTATCGTACACTTAGGCGACCACTGGGATATGCCTAGCCTCAGCAGCTATGACGTAGGTAAGAAGAGCTTTGAGGGACGGCGGTATATCAACGATGTTGAAGCAGGTAAGCAGGGCATGGACGCTTTCTTAGCACCTATCCTAGCTGAACAGCGCCGACAACGTCAGAACCGCAAGAAGGTATGGCAGCCTCGCATGGTGTTCTTGCTGGGTAATCATGAGCACCGCATCGAACGTGCAGTAGAGAATGATTCAAAGCTAGAGGGACTGCTTAGCTACGATGACTTCGAGCTTGATGATTACGGTTGGGAAGTGTACGACTTCTTAGAGCCAGCTATGATAGACGGCATTGCTTACTGCCACTACTTTACATCAGGTGTCATGGGTCGTCCTTGTGCCAGCGCATCACTTATGTTGCGTAAGAAACACATGAGCTGCATTATGGGGCACGTACAAGATCGAGAGATTGCTTATGATCGCCGAGCTGATGGCTCACGCATTACTGGTTTATTTGGAGGTATCTTCTATCAACATGATGAAGAGTATCTGAACCATCAAACCAACAGCAGCTGGCGCGGTGTATGGATGCTACATGAAGTTAACAATGGGCAGTTTGATGAGATGCCTGTATCGATGTCTTACTTGGAGAAGAAGTATGGCACTAACATTTGAGGAGCTGTGCGAGCGCCTTGCTCACATCGATGAGATAAGCCTGCTCGAGGTACTAGACATTGCTAGTGAGGATCTTGTTGCTAAGTTCAAGGACAAGATCGAGGCTAGACAAGACGAACTTAAAGAGGAATTAGAATGAGATTGAATGACGCAACACCTGAAGAGTGGGACGCAGTTACAAAGCCAGCACACTACAACAACGGCGGTGTCGAGTGTATCGACTACATTGCA